ATTGCAGTCTGTGACCATACCGTTCGAGGCCCGCATCGACCACCAGTACCATTCGCCGCCTTCTTCGTTATACCATACAATCTTACCCTCATCTCCGACAAAAACGAGTTGTCCGGGAAGCCTCTGGTCGTAGAGCCCCTGATCTACATGCGGGCGCGGAGCAATATTGGCCGCCGATACGCCTGCAAACACGGCTGATAAGCATAGCAGAAATATCAGGATATTTCTGGCATTTAACATTGACACTCTCCAGTATCCCGCATACAATAATGCGAGCCGGAAACGGGTATGTAGCCCGAAACCGGCTCTAACCGCAACCAACTGTTTAGGAGTTGATTATGGCTGAGCAAATAATAACGAAAATCTGTACCAAGTGCAATAAAATCAAATCTCTCTCGGAATTTTACAAAGACAGAAGCACTTCTGATAATCTGTCTTGTTGGTGCAAAAATTGCATCAAGGAAAAAATCCACAAGTATTCCCAGACAGATAATGGCAAAAAGGTATCCCAAAAAGCGTATCATATTTTTATAAAGAGACATGGTGTTAGATATTGCCGTATTTACACTCAAAAATATTACAAAAGACATCGAAGTAAATGTCTTAATCGCAATAAAATGTATAGAAAAGAGAATCTTAAAAAATGCAAAGCAAGAAGCTTGGTCGGCCACGCAATTCGAGACAGAATAATCCCACCAGCAAAAGACTTTTTTTGCAAATGCGGAAATCAAGCCTACGATTACCATCACCATCTCGGCTACAAGACCGAACATTGGCTTGATGTTATTCCTGTATGTCGTGTTTGTCATAGACGTTTTCATGCGGATGGCGGCCTCGTAAGGTCTCCTATTACTGACCAGTAAGTTGAACCCCAATCTGCGCCGGAGCGATGCCATAGTTCTAAATCTCCATTGGTTTTGTTTTCCACAAACTTCCAGGCACTGTGCGAAATAGAAGCGTGCGGCGGCGGTTCTCTCATGTCAAATATCCTGCAATCCATGTGCAAAAGCCGGTACGCCTCATCCAGCTTTTTAATTACCTCGTTCAGCTTCTGCTTGAGCAGCTTTATCTGCTCATTATCACCGGGCAGGATTATTGAAGGAGTAATTTGTAAACTTTCCGGGCTGTGCATCAGTAAAATCCCGCCAATTCAAACTCGAACTCAAATCCGAGCACTCTAAACGCCGAATTACCGGCCGTCTTAATCAGGAAATGCCGTCCCGTAAAATCGACCGCCAATCGCTGGCGAAGAATCGTTCCGGCCCCGGTCAATGCCACACTGCCTAAAGACTTCCACGATTCCTCATTGTCTCTCTTGACCGACAGAGCTAATGTTCCGCTCGTCTCTTTGTAAACGTAAACGAAGATTTGTGTGACCCGCTTATTCTGCATCAAGCCCCTCTTGTCGGCCAGGTCGGTTGTCAGGACAAACGAGCTTTCATACTCCGAGCCGTCGTCCAGATAGCCGCCGTGCAGGGCGTAAGTGTAGCCCGAGGCGTCCGAGCAGATATCCACCGGGAAATCGGCGGATGCGTCGATAGCGTCCCACGAGTCCCATCCCCATTCGTCCCATGTGCTATAAGGCAGGGTGTCCCAAGTCCAGCTGCTCTGCTGGGTGTACGTCCCGAACGCCGTTACGGCAATGTCCATATCGGTGTCCCACCGGCGCTCGCCGGGCTTGTAGACGACGATCTTATTATTGGCCGTAGCCGAGTTGCCGTATCCAATCGACCACCTCAGCTCCTTGTACTCGTCAATGGCAATGAACCGCATCTTCTCAACGAGCGATGGATTTATGTCTCTTGCAGTTTTGTCTATCGCCTGGCTGATATTGCCGGCCGTCATACCGTGAAACGCCTTATCGGTCCCGTAATAATAAAGGTCTCCGTCCCAGTCATTACCGACCGATCCGGGAGCAATACATCCTATGTCCGGCGATAGCTCGGACTGCTCGAAAGGAATAGACAGGGCGACGAACCAGAACTTGCGGATACTTCGCCTCTTGAGTACGCACAGGTACCCGGCATACTTGCCGAACCCGCCCGTGATTTCGCCTTGTCCCTCGACGTACACACTGCCGGCGTCCTTGCCTGCCCCCTGTATCCAGCCGCCCACCGTTAAACCTTCACCGATTGTACACCAATAGACGTGGCTTTGATATTTTGTCCCGTCGGACAGCTCCACGTTGCCTAAGAACAGGTAATTATGATAACTGGCGATGAACTTCGCCTTACTAATGTAATCGGCGCTCGATGATGTGTACTGGGTATCAATGTTCTCGAACGTATTGGCAGTATTGCCGTCCCAGTAGATTGGCCGGTCCACGTTGTTCGTCGCGCAGAGATTGTCACCGTATTTGTCTGCGGACCAGTAAGTGCAGCTCGATGCGCACGTATGTATAACCATCCACGTCGTTAGTGTCGTATTCCAGTAATAGATGTGATCGGCCGTGAATCCGCACAGGCGTTCCGTTCCGTCCGAAAGAACAAGGGTCTGGTAGTCCAGGGCGGGATTGCCGTCCGGGAAGCCGACCTTGCGGAAATCGGCGCTGGCCGGATCGCTGCTCCCTACAGAATCGCTATTGAATACGAATCCGGTTGGCGTCGAGACTGTTATATCGCCGGTGACTGTCAGGACAGTGCTCGTGCTGGAATAAGTCGAAGTAGTCGCAAGCGTGAATTCCTCGTAATTGTCATCGGTATCGTAAATCGTAATCGAAGCGCCGTTGCCGTACAGGGCTGTGACGTTGCCGCTGATCGTAATGGTATTGGCGGAGGTATCGACCGTCGATACCGCGTGAATCGTGCGAAGCAGCTCGGGCGTCCGCATCTTGGACTTGCGAATTTCGCCGTCCCAAATTTGAACGAAGGAATTGTCCTTAGTGACGGCTTTCTGCAGGAAGATCCACGGAAAATCTTCATGTTCGCCAAGCGTAGGGCTATATATTCCGAATGTTCTCATGTCTTTATTATGTAATTACCTACTTGATAAGGTTGCATGTTATTATGCGAACCGCCGCCGCCTGTAGAGCCGGTATCCCACGAGCCGCTTCCCGTATCGTTAATTCCACCTGCAGAACCCGGAGTAAAAGAATCGCTGTCGTAATCCAGGCCGTGAGTATGGGCGGGCATTTGTGCTATGGTCAGCGTATGGGTTGAAGAGCCGCCCGTTTGGCCAAGAAGATTATTAGATGCCACCCTGATGCCTGCAACATCCTCGCCTATGGGAACGCGACCGATCATATTGGGGACGTTGAAAGTAGTCGTTCCGTCTCCGACTCCATAGGTTGTGCCACATACGGCAAACAGGGCGGCGTAAGTTGTTCTCGATACCGCCTGACCGTTGCACATTAGCCATCCGGCTGGTGCGGTACTTCCGGCGAAAGGCAGATATGCCCCGGCCGGGACGAAAGAGTTGTCTTCAAGATAGCTCTTTTTGATTTTTCCCGCCGTGGTTAATTGAATTACATTGCCATCTTCGTCCTTGAGATGCGCCTCTGCTTTGCCATCAACGTCCTTTGCGAATGATATTATCGTATCTGCTACGGATGTCGGATTTGATGTTTGCACCCTTAACGTGACCTTGTTATGCCGTCCGGCCGCGTCCTCGTTGTATCCGGTACCCGCCCCGCCGTCCGTGCCCATGTAGTGATCGACGTTCAATAGTTCGGCAACCGCCCTTGCGAGTTCCTGTATCCTGTCATTGCCGAGTTTCGGGTCTTCACTTCCAGCTGGCACATTGGGGTCTATCGGGTCTGTCTTTGCCATTTTATTTACCTCATTCTCTCGTAGTTCTCATCCGGCAGGCAATAACCTCCGCCGGAGCGTTAAGCGATATTTCTCGTTCGTATTCAGTCTCCGCCTTTTTGGATGGGACAATACTTTCAGAGAAGTAGTTGTCGTAGACCTTCTTACAGGTCAGCCATATCACTGCCATTTTCAGATCATCTTCGAATTCAAGGTCCGTACTCAAGGCGCCGTGGACCGTGCTGTAATAGAGTGTGTAGCTCCTGCTGCTGTTACTGGTCGGTATGACGTATATCGTGCCGTTGTGATAACAGTAGCCGTCTATCTTGCCCGCCCGCCATTCGGCGAAAGTAATCGGGTCCAGCAGGTTCGTATCGAGGTACAACTCCTCGATTGCCGAATCCGAGTCGACCATATCAGTTGGTGCGGTAATACTCGTACCGTCCCCGGCCAGTGTTCCGGTTGTACTGGTCTTGAGGCATAGCAGCCTTTTCGATATTTCCCTACAGGCTTCGAGGATCATCGCATCGAGATCGGCGTCGGATAATTC